ACGTGTGTCGCTGTCGAGCCGCCGTCGAGATACCAGAGAGTCGAGAACGCGTTTCGATCAGTGTCGATCAAGACCCAAGCGCAGATAGTAAACGTCGCCATCGAGAACAAGCCGCTTGTCCTCGTGAAGTCCTGCCCATCTGCTGTGAATCGAGCTGACATCGATTATGTATCGCTCCACTGGATCTCTCCGTCGATCAAAATTGCATCGCCCGCCATTGTGTCGCCGCCTGCCGGTGCATCTCTGTATATAGCGAGAAATACTTCGTCATCGGCTGCGATCGAATCGAGGTTTGAGATCGTGATTGAGCACGTATGGACCCGCTGCCCTACAGTGCCGAGATGTGTGTCTGTAACTGTGTTTGCTGTTGCGAGAGCGTCTGTCTCGACATCCTGCGAGTCAGTATCGGGCGTAATCGCTGCAATCTGAGCCCCCCAGATGACAGCGCCTGACGAGGCTGTGTCTGCATACCATCGAAGCACAAGCGTTAGATTGCCAGAGCCATAATTGCTCGCCTTCAGCTTCCAGAATGCAGTCTCTTTCGTTGACGCATCATAGGCGAGGCCGGAGACGGGGAAGTTCGTCCCGTTATTCTTGACGTACTGAGGAAATGCCGTGGTTAGCGGCAGACCATTTTCCGGCGCAATTTCCCGCTTGATTGTTGCCATCAGGAACCCGCTCCATATCTGCGCAGAACCACGTAGTTGAGCAGCATTGCCTTTTGGGGTGAGGAGAGAATTGTTCGCGCCGGCAGTGGGATTGCTGTGTTGATTGTAGCCGCGTTCGTGTTCAGATAGTCGTCAAGCGCATCAACAGCCGCTCTCAGTTCCGCTTTCGTGAGAGCGCCAGCGATCGCGGCTACATTGTCCCGCATGAATTGTTCCCAAACGGCAATACGATCCGCATTTGATAAAACTGCCATATTGATCACGCTTCAACTTTGCCAACCGAGTTGATCCTGATTTGCCAGTAACGATCCAGGCCATTGGGAGCGACGGGCGTCTCGACCTGATAGAGCCTTGTGCCATGCTTGACGGCGACGACGAGATCGACGATCTCAGACAGCAGCAGCAGCTCCGAGACTTGAAAGTCTTCGATGAAGACGATCGACTTATCGCCGGAGGTGCCGAGAAAGTGACGACGGAGCGGAGTCTTCCACCAATGACGAGTGATCGCCTGAAGCTCGACATCGAGCGCTCCCGTCGAAGAATTTTTTCCCAACAGATTGATGACGATCGGCTCGCCCTGCAGCTCGTGATAAATCGAGTTTTGGATGGCAAGCCTGTCGTGATGAATCTGTGCGAACTCTGCGATCAAAAGACTGCCTCATTGACGAGATTGTGAGAGCCCCATCGCTCGGATGCGCCGAAACCAAATGCGCCGACAGGCCGATCGATCAGAGTGTCGAGCGCCAATTCGAGCTCGACTTCCCGATCGCGGGACTTGGAATAATCGAGCCCATCACGACCACCTTTGAGCGCGACCGTTGAGAGCCCCGAACCGAAGACAACGTCGTGAACTGCAGACAAGAGCCTCGAGGTTTCGCTTACAACTGCGATGTGCGGCTCGACGAGCGTCTCGACATCGGGATAAAGCTCTCTATTCGTCGCATAGAGCACGCAAGATCGAAGAGCTGCAATCAAATGAACTGCTTGCTCTGCCGTCAAAGGATCTGCACTCTCGATTTGCGCTGTCGTCGGCATTAGCTCTTGACCTCTACTCCATCGGCGTCAACGACTCTGCCCCCGACGATATAGAGTCCGCCCGGTATAGTTTCGTCCGCCGCATTCGGGACGGCATCTGCTGAGCGCTGCTCCTGCTGTAACTTGATCTGTTCATTGGCTGCCTTCTGAGCGTCTGCCAACATCTCAGCTCGGGTCATCCCAGCAGGACGCTCCGCTTTTTTCGTCGCGATGTCGGGCGTCTGTGTCGTCGGCGTGAGAGGCGCGGCTGATGTCGTCGTCGCTGGTTTCGATTGATCTGGCGTATTGGCCATCTTGTTCCCCTTTCGAAAAATGCGAGGGCGAGCCGTCCCGCCCTCGGAGACTGATTGAGTAAACATGCCCAGGATCAATCCGTGATCGTAGGCTCAACGTAGCTAGTGCCACCTGTGTAGAGAATCGCAGCCGCGACTCGATTCCAGATGCCGACGCCAAACTCAGCTTCCATCGTTCGGGCTCTCAGCGGATACGATTCGTCGTCTGCAGCGACGACGAGATTGCCTGCCCCGGCATCACGTTCACGAAAGACGAGCGGGACGACGCCGGCGCCACGAATCCAGGCGACCATATAGTTTGCAGGTATCCATGGCTTGACCCACACTTCGGCAGCGTCAAAGAGACCAATCGCGCGATTGTAGTAGTTCGATTGATCAAGTTGACCCGTCGCACGAAGCGTATTGTCGGCAGCGACAAGACGAGCATCGAGATAGGCTACGAAATTTGAAGTGAACCCCCGGATAGCCGATTCCGATGCTTGATTGATGTACAGGAATAGAGAGCCCGACGCGTAATGCTCGCGAACCGTGTTCAATACTCCCGTGATGTCGGACGCGGCCAGGGCTCCGACTCGGGCGAGATAATGAGTGTGAGTCGCGGCGTTGAAGACTTCACCATTCGGCCCCAGCGGGATCGGCTGTGAGTCTGCATTCGCGAGCGCTCGAAGCGGCAGATTGACGTTGTCAATCAGGCGATCAAGGTACGCCGTGTTATTCGTTGGCTTGAATAGCGCGCGTTTGATCTCTCTCAGTTGACGTTTACGATGAGCATCGAGCGCCGCGCGAAACTGCGCCGCGAGCTCTGCCGCTTTATGATTCTGAAAATACTTGCGAGTCCATTGTACGGAGATGTCGAACAATCTCAGCGGGAAACCAACGGTTGCCCCTGCCGTGATCTTTTGAGCATCGCCGCGCCCGAACTCGTCAACCTCGTCCATCGACATGTTGTCGGGTCCGCCGTATCGACGAAGTCGTTCTGTTGTCGTTTCGACAAGATCCCCCATTGCGTCTCGCAGAATTTGATTGTGAGCTTGAAGAGCTGCATCGATCGCGGAAAAAGCGCGATCTTCTCCAAACTGCGCAATTGTCTGTTGAGAAGCGGCGAGGGTATCGAGTGTGGATAAAGTTCCAAAAGCCATACTGATGACCTGTCCTTTCTTCTCAGTAGCGAGACAGCATCAAGTGAATGCGTGTCGCATCGACGACGAAACCGATTGAAGCGGTTCCGCCAGTGCTGGCAGCATCTGCGAGCCCGCCCGGAGTCGCGCCAGATAGGAAGACGTTCGCACCTGGAGTCAGAGCGGCTCCATAATTGAATCGAACGTCCCAATAGAGAGTGACGGCTTCATTGATCGGCGTCGCTTGTGCAGCGAAGCCCCGCACTTTTGCGGCAGCGTTCGCAGCGGCGCCCGTCGATTTATAGACCTTGCCGTCCGTGTCTTTGATGTAGCAGGCATCCCCCGCGGCGAGAGCCTCGCCAGCCAGAAGGCCGGAGAGTTTGTTTACGTCAGTCGTGAGACTAGAGAGGGATGGCACGCCACTTTTGGCGATTTCAGCCATGCGTTTGCTCCTGTGTTACAAGCGATAATTGCCAGTATTGAGCAGCGCCGAACGTTCGTGCTTCACGAGCTCTTCTTTGCTCCCAATCTGTTGTGATTGAGTCCCTGACTGCTTCACAAATTTTGTTCCGTCGCCTTTCGGCGGGGGTTGATCTGACTGTTGCTGGTTTGTAGTTTGATCGCCCACATAGAGCGATGGGAGAAAGTCCTTCCAATGGCTTTCAGCATAGGCTTTGAGCGTATGAGTCTCTTTCTTATCGCCGATCGTGACGACGACATTCGCGACTTTCTTCTCGACGTTGTCATCTCCCTTCACGGTGACTATCTCGAATACGTGCTCGGCTTTGGCCAATTGCCCGAGCACACTCGACGACATGCCCTCGACTTGGGACGCAGCGCGTATTTGCTCCATGCGTTCAGCATCTGCGACTTTCGTTTTGAGCGTGCCATGCTCTTCGATGGTCTTTTTCACGTCCTCGGGCTTCCCGAGCGCCGTGTATGCGGTCCATCGCTCGCCCTCTGCCTTTGTCAGAACGACAGACCCTTCTGCGGGCACTTGCTGTTCTGCTTCTTCAAGGTCGCGCTTCAAGTCTCGATTCTTTTCGCGTAGCTTGAAGTTGTCGCTCAGTAGTTGGGTCATAGCCGCCTCGGATGTCCCAAACTTGCTGAGCATCTGCTGAATCGTCGAGGCTAGATCGGGCGCGTCATTGTCGCGATCGCGATCCTTCGACGGTGTCTTCTTTTCTCCTGCCATAATGGAAAGTCTCCCTGAGACATGCGGGGGCACAATAAAAAAGCGCCGCTCCCAGATTCCCATTGAACCCGAGAGCGGCGCTCATCTCGCTCGTGCGCGGCTTATACGGCACATTGCCAATGCGCGCTGCCAAGTTGTGCAAAACCGTCCAGATCTGAACGGAGTAACCAAGGGCTATATAACAGAGTATTTTGCAGTCTGCAAACTCTCTGTTCTCGGCTCCTGCTGCTTTTCGCGCTCGACTGTGATGCTCCAACGATTCTGTCGCCCGCAAGCGGGGCAGATCAGCAACACATGCAGATAGCGAATCCCGGCAATAATGAGCCCCTCGTCGTCATACTCGCCGAGCTCGCGCGGGCATTTTTTGCACTTCAACATTTTCACTTTTGGAAGTGTCCTTAATCTGAGCTTGCGCGTGTTCCCGGGTGTGATTGCGAACCCAGATAAAAGCGAGAGCGAGCGTTTGGCAGACTCGCTCTTCATGATCTGCCATCTGTCTGACGACAGGCTCGGGGACATCTGCCCGGAGTTCGTTGACAAAGATGTGCTGCAGCTCGTGAACGAAACAGATTTCGAGGCGCTCGTCGTCGAGCTTCGCGATCTCGGGCATATTGGCCCAGATCGTTGCATTGAGATATCGCCAGTCTGCGGCGACTTCGAATACTGTGCACGAACCAAGCTCTTTCTGTTCGTCCGACTGCGGCAGACCCGCCCGTTGATAAATGAAATCGATACGCCACCAACCAAGCCCGATCGGGCGCAACCACTCTTCGATGAGCTTTTCGATTCGAGACTTCTGCTTGTCAAAATCGGCATCGTTCATGCGATATCCTCGACTCGATCGCCGACGCGACCGGGCGGGCCTGATGGGAAGATGCGCGCTTCACTCTTCCGACGATTCCATAGATCGACGAGCTCTTCAGCCGACTCGTAATAGTTCGTGATCATGAAGACACACGTTGATGTGCTCTGATGACGAAGAGCCCAGGCAGCGCCTCTCTCATGGGGTTCAAGAAATTCATGACAAAACGGGCAAGGCAAACACTGCTGTTTGATTTCTTCTCGGGTCATACAAACCCTCCTGAGAGCGCGATCGCATAGACTATTCGGCAGATTAGATGAAGTGATTGATCCTGACTGTAAGTCAGACGCTCATCTGCCTTGCAATAGTCGATCGCAGCGTGTGCTACGAATTCGATCATTGAGAGCGTGAGCGACCACGTGACGAGATACACGCCGCCCGCCTGTAGGAAAGCATGTGAGAGCCAGGGCCAGACCCAGGGGACTTTTTCGTCCGGGTATTTATGATTTTTCGTCCGAGCCATGAAATCGCCCTGTAAAGCATAATCGAGCAAGAGCCAGGCCCAGATCAGGCGAAGAAGGATCATCGCTGTCGCTGAAACTATCATCAGTCATTACCTCCATCGTTGTTATCGTTATTATCGTTGTCGTCGCCCGCGTTGCCGCCTTGAAGCTTTGCCATCTCTTTCGCCTTCTTCTCGTCTTCGATCTCGCGAACTTTGAGCTTCGCTTCTTCTGCGTCGGGATCATCGATGCCGACGCGCACCATTGCCGTCGTGCGATCGATGACTCGTTTCTCCCACAGAGCGGCAGCCGTGTTTTGATCTTCTGCCGAGATCGGGCCTAGATCGATGCTGCACGAGAATTGGATTCGAAACTGATCGAACATTCCCGGGCGTCCTATGAATTGAGCAGCCATTGCGAGTGCCGTCTCAAGCAGCCAACGGCCGGCAGCTTCGACCTGCGTCTTCGTCGAGCTCAGCGTCTTGATAAACTCAGCCGCTGCTTGCTTCCGAGACTCGCCTGACGCGTTCGCGTCTTTCGCAATGAGCACGTGCATCTGACCGACTTCTTCAAGCAGCGCGTTATAAGCAGCGGCGATCGTGTCATTGAACGTCTTCACGTCAACAGGATCTCGATAGACGACAGACGGGTTCGCATACGCTGTAACTGTCGTTGGTCGCTGGGCATCGCCAAACACGGGGATTCCCGACAGAGCATTCGTCGAGCCAGCCCCGACAATGAACGGACGCGGCTCGAACTTCTTCCGGCCAGGGTTCGCGGGGTCGTCAACCCAATCGCCCGGCAATTGCGCGTTCAGAAGTATTCGCTCAAGAAAGCCACCCTGGATTACGTTGCGCCCCATCATTGTGAGCGCCATATTCGAGAGCGCTGTCAGTTGCTGCACCTGTTCTGTTGCGAAGCGCTTCCGCATCATTTCAAAAATAGCGAGGTGCTTCATCAGCGAGAGAGGCTCTGTCTCGACTGTCTCTTCACGCTCATCGAGAATTTTGATGATCGTCTGTCGGGCGTCATTCAGACCCTGAATTTCCCACTTGTTGACAAATATCCCATCGAGGTTTTCCTGATGTCTATAAGCGTAGACGCCGAGCTTTTCCTGCGAGTCGGGATCCGTGTAGACAGTCGAAGCGAAGACATCTGTCTTGTGCAGATAGATCGAATCAAGCGACTCGACGAGATCAGCAAATTTTTGAATTCGACCATTCGAGCCGACGATTACAGGCGGGACAAAGAGACGAATAACACCACGTTTGGCGAGCAACAAATCAGCCGTCGTGTCTTGAAAGACGCTGAGCGTCGAGCGTTTGTCCCACCACTCGGTTAGAGCTGCGTTGCCCTCCTGAATGATGGCTTGCTCTTCCTGTGTTGGCTCTTCGTCTACGTCGAGCGCTCGTCGGACAGTGAGCGTCCAATCGGGCTCATTGCCGATGACTGCGTCGCGATGTCGATTGACGACTTCTCCGATCGTGTTTTTCGAAACGAGCCCCCGCTCGATCTCGTCGAGCACTGTCGAGCTCGCTTCGAGAGAATCATTTTCATCGGGGCGCGGTCCGATCCAGGCGTCGCCCCCCTGCCAGGCGTCGCCCTCGTAGTACTTGATAGACACATCGGCGACAGGGTCTTTTAATTGCGACAGAATCTTCTGCGCCTCATTTACGTTCACGGTATCGATTAGCGACATTGATTGAGCCCCTTCCAAACTGACTGTAAGAAAACGACGGCATCGGGTCCTGCATCGGATTGAGCGCAGCTCGATATGCGAGCGCGCGTCCGATAACGGTATCGTCATGTTGACCATCGGGGACGCCGTAAGTCGTGCGACCTGTCATCGGGTTTGTCTTCGACTCATAGGCCATTAGTTCGTGTTTGCCTACGGGGTCGTCGATCCATTGAGCCTCTTCCCGCTCGAAAGCCAGCGCGAGAGACTGAATGAGGGGAGACTTCGAAGTCCCCGTCATTTCGAAGCCATTCAATGTTGGGCAGAATGGTAGCAAGGCTTCGAAATTCGGACCACCGATCGAATTGATCTCGACGAGCCCACCACTGATTGACCACGTTGTATAAACATTTTGAACCCGGGCGCGTTGAAGAGACCATTCCAGATGATTGAATCGATCAAGAAACACTTCGCATTTGCACGTATCGCAAAAGACAGAGACGACTGTAAAGTCGTTGACTTTCCCCCAATCGACGCCGATCACGATCCGATGCCCCGCGTGTTGATCTGCCGTCGATGACTGAGCTTTGAGACAGGCCAGGATATTGCGGAAGACGGCCCCCGCGTTCTGCAGGAACTGAGCGAGTATCTCTTGACGATACATATCGTCGGTGAGATCGCTCGTCACTTCAGCGAGCGCAGACTTTGACAAGTGGGGATTATCAAACGAAGTGAAGTGAAACGCTTCCCATCTGCCGGTCGTATCGCCGACAGCCTGAAGATACAGATCGTGGGCGTGATTCAGTCGTTTCGGCGTGAAAATAAAGATCGCGTCGCCGTCGTTGTCGAGCAACATCGGCGCGCCGACTTCGGCCCAGGCCGACTTGTCCATGATCGAATACTCGTCGAGGATCAGGACGTCGGCATAATCGCCTCTGAGAGTATCGGCGTCATAAGCCGTCTTGCATCGAATGCGAGGCAGACGCGGGATCGATTCGACTTTCAAATTTTCGAGAAGCCCGACATCAGGCATGCTGTCGATCGCGAGCGGAACTGTCTGCAATTCGAGAATGCGCTGCGTCTCATTCTTTCTCACGAGTCCGGCTGCGATCGGTTCTGCGAGCGCAGCACAACATTGAGTCCAAAACGCGTCCGTCTGATCGCTCGTCGGCGCTGCTTCGAGCACGCGGCGCCCTTCGAGCAGTTTCTCGATCGCGACTAGGGCCATGCCCGTAGTTTTGCCGCCACGTCTGCCAGCGCAGACGACTTTACGTTTGGCCTTGCTGTTTCGAAACAGTATCTGCTTCGGATGCGGGCGCGGCAGCCTGACCGATATCGTCCTGAGCTGTGAATTGTTCGCCGTACTCAACAAATAATCTAATTGCTCCTTCCTTCGGCGTCGTGATCTCGGAGCGCTCGACCCAGCCGCGATCCTTGCCCTTGCACTTCAGCCAAAAGATTTGTGCGGCGACATTGCCCGACAGTGCTTTCGTATAGAGAGCACTCTCGATGTTGTCAGTCGCCGCCTCTCGCGATTGATCGATCGCCTTGTCGATTTCCGGGTACGATTTTTTCCACTCGTAGAGCGACTGTCGTCTCACATTGAGAAGCTTCGCAGCATTCGACATGTTGCCGTGCGTGAGATGCAGCGCGGCGATGACAGTTTCTTCGCTCAGTCGTTCGGCGGAACTTTTGTGATCGGCGAGCGTCGCGACGGTTTCCGCGAGG